CCATGTGTAAGTGGTCTAAGATAACAAAGTCTACCTCACATGATTTAGCTAAGTATCTTATTTTGTTAAGTAAGTTATCAGCAACGGTAGAACCGAAGTGATTATATAAATAAAAATTCCCATTACCAACAGTTGATTTAAAGATGGTTTCCAGTTGTTGTTCATCTACTCCTTCTCTTGTTAAATGTAATGGCTTCTTTAATTCAACACCCATAATACCTAGTGCTGAACGCTTAACGCTTTCTTCCAATGCTATGTAACCAACCTTAAAATCTTTCTTTAATAAATCTAAAGCGACATGCCTACAAAATGAACTCTTACCTACTCCACTACCTGCTGTTATTGTAACTAACTCGCCTTTTCTAAGACCATGTGTTTTTATATTAAGACTAGGAAATGGATAATCAACACTGACATACTTGTCTTCCTTCTTAATCTCATTCCATAAATCAGAACCTAATACAATTCCATCAGGTTTATATTCTTTACTTGAAAATATACAGTCAGTTAATTCTTTTACTTTACCTGCTACTAACATTTCGTTAGCGTCTTTAAGAGGTAAGGTACAAATCTTTGCTTTGTTTGGGGAAAATAATTTAGCACATTCTAGTGCCGCTTTTTGACCTGCATCATCTTGGTCAAACATCAATACAACAGACTCATAACCTTCTAAGAACTCAAGCTCTTTGGCTATATCTTTTTTAGCTCCTGCCGCACCAGTTTTAATACTTACTACTGGAAATTTATTTTGATTAGTTTTACTTACAGATAGACAATCGACTTCACCTTCAGTGACGATTATCATACGTCCTTTATCTCTCCAAAGTTGCTGACCAAATAAACCTGCTTGTTTACTGTCACCTACCCATTGAAAAGTTTTATCAGGGTAACGTAGTTTCTGTGCTACTAATTGTTTGTCTTTATTATAATAGTTTGCAATTTGTACTGGCTGATTATTATGTGTACCAGTTTCATACTTGTATTTTTGTACTGTATTAGTATCTATTTTTCTTTTTGTTAAGGGAGTTATCTGACCTTGAATAAAATCAGTATTAATAGGTGTGTATGTTTGTTGCAATGAATTGTCTCCTTCTTTAGTTGTTGTTTGACAGCCAAAGCAATATGTGTGTCCATCATCATAAACTGCTTTGTTATCTTTAGAATTACATACCTCGCATGGAGCATGGTATAGAAAATTGCTTTCTGTGTTTTGCATATAAATTTTTTAGGTAAAATATTTGGGGAAATAAAAAACCCCCTGAGTATTTCTACTCAGAGGGTACAACAACTAACTCAACAACTCCGTTATATTGAAGTGTGGAGTCAGGACGTCAGCTACATCTCTGTAGCCAACAACAACAGCCGACTTATAATCTTTTTTTAAATTGTTTACAAGCTCCACAAGTGCTTGAAACTGTTTAAAAGTAAAATTACAATCAGGCATATTATCTTCAGTGCTACCACCAACCAGACAAATACCAATACTATTAGCATTAGTAATCTTTCCTGCGTTGTTTACATGAACACCAGATAATTTTATGTCTCGTCCATTTTGTATCTCACCTGAACGAGTAATTATTTTATGAAAGCCAACAGAAAAAATACCTTCCTTGCGGTGCTGTGTATCAAGGTCTTCTACATTCAAATCCTTTTCAGGAGATGTATCAGACGAATGAATAACAATATATTTTGTGTCTAATCTTTCATTTCTCATTTTAACCATTCTTTAGGAATATGTTTATCAGCATATTTAAAACCATATTTTTCAGCCCACATGCCGTAAGTAGTTTTTGACTTCTTGCTTATCTTTGCTTTAGCATTACTAAAAACAAATCGTATGTCTAACTCAGGGTGTTGTTCTTTTATGAACCGCATTTTCTGACGGTCTTGACTGGTAAACAATCCCTTAGTTTCAATATAAATATTTTGCTTAGGTAAATAGAAGTCAGGTGTATAGGTATGAATTTTCTCAGGCTTAGTATATTTTAACTTAGTCTCTTCAAATTCATACCTAACACGATAACTTCGTAACTCATCTGCAATACGCTCTTCGAGTCCTGACCTGAAGCCATGTCTAAGTCCGACTTGTTTAGAAGTCAGACTCCTCTTCAGCCGTCTCTTGAACATCTGCTTCCTTACTTTCAAATTTATAACCGTCTTCAACTTCGTCAAAGCCGTAACCTTTTGCATTACTGCTACCACCTTCAACAAGTTTAGTTATCTGTACTGCTCTCAATCTAAGTGACACACCTGCACCTGCCATAGCGGTGTAATAAGGAATTAACTCTGCACTAACTTTCATCTCCGAACCTGACCAGACATTAGCGTCCACCATTGGTGTTCCCTTGCTGTCAAAGATAGCTACCCTATTAGGTATTACCTTGCCGTCCTTAGAAATAATTTGTGCTTTAGTCTTGAACTTGAAAATAGTATTCCCTGTAGGTTTACCATCATCATCAAGCTCCTCAAAATATGGAGCATCAGCTTGTTTGATTTTCTTTCCTTTGCTTTTCTCTTGTGCAAGAGATAAACTTTTAGAAAGCTCATCATCAATAGCTTTTATTGTTTGCTGAACTTTATCAGTCTCCACAATAAGGTTCGTTTTAAAATGACCTATCTCATCAAAACGAGTATCAGCCGTTGTTAGCCATGCGTACTGACTAACACCTACTGGTGTTATTATTTTTGTATTATTGTTCTTCGCCATCTTCTTCAATCTCCTCTAGTATCCAACCTTTAGCCATTAGTGCGACTGCTTCGTCTAATGGTAAGTTTCTATATTTTTCGTTAATCATATTTGTTGACCTTTCATGTCTACTATGGGTACTTTACTATCCCATAGTGGTTTGCTATCCGTAGTTGCATAGGTTTAGGCAAAGAAAAAGTCACATTGTCTGAGATTTTCTATTTCCAAATCACCTTGTGCAGGTACTTGTGGTAATTTATGACGTAGCTTCTCAGGTAACTGAGCTTCCACATCATCTCTAAAATCTTGGAGGACGTTTGTCTGTGTAAACACATTAATAAAAGACTCTTTTAAACATGTTATTAAAGTCTCTACATCTGCCGCCGTTGTTCCAAAACTGTCATGCACATTTGCAAAATTTCTTACCCCATTAAGATTAGCTAAGTTTACAGTTTTTAAAAGACATGCTGAGTCTATCGAATGAATAACATTAGGTGCTATTGCATTAGACATTCTAAGCCTATCTGTTTTATCTGTTTCAGTATTAATACGAGGTTTAATTACCTCACCCATTAACATTGCCTTAACTCTTTTAGACTTCATCTCAGGATAAGATTGATACACTGGAAATCCAATAGGCGTTAACCAGTGAATAGGTAATTGTTCTTTTGATACAATCCTCGCTATACTTTGAAGGTAATCCATACCTATTCTTGCTGAGGTTAAGTTGTCTCCAATGCTATCCCATATCACACCTGCTAAATAAGAAGCAGGTCTAAAGACATCTATATCAAAAGGGTGTTCTTCTCCTTTATCTTTTCTTTTTGTTAAATCTTCAACAACAAAGTCTGTGCATGAGTACCTTGTTGAGCCATAACAAATTGTCATAATACTTCTTTTAGTTGTGCTACGTTTAACGCCGTAGTCTAACCATTGCTGTGCATATGGCTTACCTTCTCTTGCATCTTCTTTTAATTTCTCATTAACATTATCCGCTACTATTTGATAAATGTCTTGAGGCTTATCTGACGGCACTACATTAACGAGTTTACCTGCCTGTGCATCTTTTAACATTAAAGAATAAAGTTGCAGACCATTACAAGAACCATCAATAGACACTGGTAAGTTAGAAACATATCCGTAGCCTTGTTGTTTAAACTGCCACCACTCCTCACACCACGCTAAAGCCATGAATGGATTTGAGGCTTGTTCCCAATCTCTATTTGTAAATGGGTCATCAGCACATTTAAAAAACATGTCTTCATTATCGTTTACCCACTTAACTCGTTCCTCTAGGGTAATTTTATCTTCACCCCACATGTTAGCTCCATGTACGGCTAACCAAAACGCACCGTTATTCTCTTCCGTTATTTCTTTACCATTAGAGAATTGTAAAAGAGCCTTAGCTCCTTCAATGCTTTGATAATTTAAGAACGCAGGTACACAATATACTCGTCCTCTAAAATCCATTTGTAAAGGAAAGTAAATAGACTCGTAGTCTTTAAATTTTTGTGCAGACCAGATTATCTTTGCATACAGTAATCTCTTGCTAAACATTCTAGCATTTTCAGTATGAGCAATAACAGCCTCTTTCTTCCACGCTTTACGAGCTACTTCATTCGTATCAATGTCAGTAGGCTTGTTAGGTACATCTATATTTTCACTTGGAGGTAAACCACCAACAGACAAACCTCTGTCCCATGCTTCCTGTAGTACGCCTAAGATATAACTGTTAATTTTAAATGGCGTATTCTGCATGTTATTAATGGCACTATAAACTTCAGGCATCTCAAAATTCTCAAGCTCTTTTTTAAACATCTTATTTTTTTGTTTAACCAAGTCTAACTCAGGAAGCTCTTTCGTCCAGTAACCGCCACCTTCAGGAGATGTCCATTGTTTAGGCATCATAACAGTTGGTAAATACTCAGGATTTAAAAGCTCATTGAAACCATTTCTATTTTTAATCCATTCTCTAGTTTTCTGAGTCTGTTTAATAATCTTAGTCTTCTTACGATTGATAGTCTCTGTAGCTATCTCAATCATGCCTGTAGATTGTATCATCAGCTCTATAAGTCTTAATCCTACATGTAGTTTTTGAGGAGTAGTCCACTCTTCCCAAGATACCTCACCTCTTTTAGCACTCTCTTTTAATTTACGTCTTTTGTAGCCGTAATTGTATGACCTCTTGTCGAGGTCTTGTTTGACTGTCTCGTACAGCTCAGGATTTAACGCCTGAAAATTCTTTAAGGCTTCCTCAGTCTCCACTTTACCGCCTAGTGATATACTTGTAGCGGTTAATGGTTTTGATTGTGTAATTGTATTGATAATGTGTTTACCTGTAATTAAGGCTAGAATGTCAGGTGAAATATTAGACATCTTTACATAGGCAATCGGTGGCTGACCAATAGTGGCATGGTGACAAGTTTTAAAATACTGTTCAATGGCATCTGCTAAAGGTCTGATTGTCGTGGCTACCATAACTTTACCATAGCTAGTCACTGACTCTTCTTCTCTTTGTATATGGGAATTTAAACGCTTATTGGTGCGTTGTTGACCAAGTAATTTCATCTCTTTTTCGTGAGATAATTCGTCATTATAATTAGGTACTACTTCTAAAAGTTTTGTTGTTGTCAAAATTAACTCCTTATTAATTGTGTTAATAGTTTAAGTATCTACTATGGGAACTTTAATAGGAGCGGATAGTGGCTACATACTGCCAAACAGAGGAAAATTAAACAACCTAATTACTTGAGGATAGGTACAAAAGGATTTTCAGTCCTCTGCTCTACCGACTGAGCTACCTAGGCATGTTTTAATTTTTGACTGTATACAGCGATTATTCCGCTCCTACAATTTATTTTTTTAACAAAGGATAAATCTTAATTTGTAAGCCTATCCAGTAACGGATTGACTATTATTATGATTATCCAAGACATCTATCGCTCCTAATAAATTGCTAGGTATTAAATGTGAGTAGCGTTTAATCATTACCCAACTTCTATGACCTAACATTTCACCTACAAGGTGCAATTCTATTTTACCTGACTGTGCTAGTCTTGTCGCACAGGTATGTCTAAGACAATGTATTACAAAATCTTTATCATCTTGTAAGTCCATTTCTTTTCTGAGCTTACGCCAAACATTTTCTGCTCTCCAATAATTTAGATGAGAGAATATTTTGTCATTACGCTCAGTATTGTCATACAGTGGTAAAACAATAGATTTAGCTCTTTCTGTCAAAGGTATACTTCTCTTATGACCATTTTTGGTCTGACTACCTTTTAGATTAACAACAAGTTTCTTTTTATTGTTAACTTCATTGATAGTTACATTTGACTTCTTAAAAGATAGAGCTTCCCCTAATCGCATACCTGTATCAATTAAGAATAAGTAAAGCTCAAGATAGTCAGTCATATTCCAATCGGTCAATAACTTAATCATCTCCTGCTCTTCTTCAGGCATTAGATAGCGGTCTCGTCCTTCGTTCTCCTCATGCCACTCAATAAAAGGCATACGCTCCATGTGATAGATTGCATGTCTTTTGTGTGCGTAAGATAACATTTTAGATAAAGACGCTAAGTAACGATTAATGGTGCTACCTTGTAGCCCTCGCTCCTCAAGCGTATTAACTAAATGCTCAACATGAGTCTCATTCACTTCCGTTACAAGCATTGCTTGACCTAAAAGCTCTATCACTTTTAAAGCTCGTTTAGCTTGTAAAGACTCCCACCCTTTATGGGTAAGTTTTTTGTGAATTTCAGTTAGTAGTTTTGGATTTTTAATAATATCCTCCTCTATTTTTTGACTAACTCAGCAAGTGTCTCATACACTCGCTTTCCCTTAGCCGTTAATTTTACTAGCTTACGTCTTCTCTCCATAGGGTCTTCAAACGCTTCTAATAAATCTATTCCACGCTCTCTGTGTCTATTAGTAAATGATAGTTTAAATACATTTCTGCTAACAGTTGATTGAGCTAGGTCTAGCTTCTCCGAAATATCCTGCATTGATATTCCGTCTTTCCCTCCATCGAGGCAAACCACAAAAAATATTGCTATGGCTTGACTTTCCAACAATGGGTCAAACTTACGCATTTCCTCTATAATCTTTAGTAAGTTATATCCTTTAGTCATCATTACATACTTCCGTTACTTATTTTAGTTTTTATAGTGTGGTAACATAAGTAAATCACACTACGAGTCTAAATTTGATTACTGCACATATACACGCAGGTAAGCAAAATCAATAATGAACTCGTACTTAGTCTTAGTAATCTTAAAATTTGACCACTTAGAATAAGTTTCACCTCTTACTTTAAACAAAATAAAGTTCATTATTATCTCCTATGTAGTATTGTTTGGTGCATTACTTTGGTCTGTAAAAAATCCTGTTTGAGTTCCAAGACTCATACTCGTTATTTTAGTAGTTGCACTTAACCAATAAATATTAAACAATTTTGGTTTTCTATACTTCATATAATAAATCACCTCCCAACAGTAATTTTAAGTTATCTAAGCATATAACGCACTACTGCGTCAATATGTACTGAACTCATCAGTATGGAATTAATCCACAGACGCCTATTTCTAGGCGTTTCGTTCTAAAGTTTTTTGTAATGAGCGTTAAAGTTTTTACCTTCAATAACGAATCGTTTTGTCTTGTATTCCTGAGCTATCTCTAAAGCTCTCAGCTTTAACAAGTTGTTAAGTTGTCTATTAATAGAGCTAGGATTTAAGTCAGGAGCATTGCGTCTTAATAGTTTTAGAAAAGGTTTTTTCTTAATTGAGTTAGGCGGTAATAACTTAAACTCATTTAAGATATATTGTCTAACCTCTTCCCTGCTATTAGACTCAACAGCGTTGGTATCTTTTACAGGTATCCAATAGCCGCCTGAGCTATACTTCATTTCCCAACCGTCCTTAGTTATATAGGTGTCACCTAATTTAGACTTAGGTTCAGATTTGGTAGTATCAGGCTTCATAGCGTGGTCTTTCAGAAATTTAGGAATTTCTAATAGAGTATCATCAAGCATAATATATTTTCCTTATTGTTGTTGTTTGTTGTTGCCGTCTAGTCATCAAATGGAATTACTACCACTGCCGTCAAGTTATCAAATTAAGATTTGAACTTTGCCGTCAAGTAATCAAAAAATAGAAAAATTAGGGTAAGATTACCCCTAAAAATTAGATTGTTTGGCGTTGCAATTCTAAAAAATGTTAGATTGTAACAGACAAAACCGCACAAAGGCGGCTTTGTTTCGACTCTTTAAGTCTCATCAGTGTTACTTATTTAATAAATCTAAGGGGTCATATTTTAAAATTGCTTTTAAATCTTGATTTGAATATTTAAACCTTAGACGCCTATAAAATAAATTTAATATTTCTGTTATCTTATCAGTCCAACCTTTATGTATTGCATAAAGAATAAAAAGAGCAGGAACGAAAGCTAATATTATTAATAAACTATTTAACATTGTCTAAATCTATTAATAAACTTTCAATTTTTTCCGCTTCTTTTTCTGAAACTTTAATGTCTTTTAATAGACCTATAATCCTTTGTTCATACTTGCCTTTTGATTTTTCAAATACAATTACAAGTTGCTTTCCTCCTGTTGTGTCTTCAGTGTAAAAATCTATTTTCATGTTGTTCGCCTTTGTTGTTGTTTCAATTGAACCTTAAAAGCTCATCAGCATAGTTATAAACTATGGACGCCTATTTCTAGGCGTTTCGCTTTTTAATTAATAATACCTTTTTTAGCTTTTGATTTAGTGCAATTATAAACAGCCGAATTGTAGCCAACAATAAACCCTAAAAGCTCCTTATTAGAATTAAATGCTTTTATATGAGTTTCACCGCCTGAAAGTAAACGAGCATTTGCACTAGCTCCGTAATATGGTGAGCTAGTTATATAAACGCTTTCAATGTCGTCCTCATGGTATCCGTTGAAACCATGTTTTTCTATATGTCGAATAAACATTGCACACTGGTTAGCGTGATAATATTTATTATCGCCTGACAATCTCATATTTACATTTTCCTTATTGCGTAAAAACTGTAAATCATTTCTTTCATGTATTTCTTCAGTTGTGAAAGCCTCGCAAGATTTAGTTTTTTCATTTAATTCATGTAATCTTGTAACTTGTTTAATATTTAACATTGTTTGCCCTTTGTTGTTGTTGTTGTTTGTTACTATGTAACAGACGCCCATATTTTAGGGCGTTTCGCTTATTTAAAGCTCATCAGTGTTACTGGATTAAAATGAAGGCTCAACGTCCCTGCCCTCGTTAATAGTTAAGTTTATTCCTGTTAAAAAGAATTTAACTGTATTAGCTTTTTTTATCTCATCGAACCATAATAGCTCATGATATAAATTCTCAGCTTTTTTCTTTGTTGCCTGTAAATCAATTAATAATTTTTTATTGTCTTGATATACAATGCAATCGTCAGTCAATTCTATGCTTGTTTTAATAGTCATTATAAATGCCGCTTAAAACTAAAGCGATAGCCGCTATAATAAAACTGATAAACGCTAAATCAAATTGAGCGTTAGCCAGTGTAGGCTGTAATGAAACAGCCACCAATAATTAAAAAAGGTGCAAAAGGATTAAGCATTAAACCCTCCATTAAATTTATTAAAAGCATTTACAAAAGATTTAGCAAAAAATGGATTTGTTGAAACCATTTCAGAAACTTTTAAATCATGCTTTGATGTATCAGGCTTTTTGATATTAACCTGACGCTTTAACCATTGTTGATGTTGTCGTTGTTTAACTTGTTGTTTTGTCATTGTTGTTTCCTTGTTGTTGTTGCTGTGTTTCGCTTTTAGATAAGCTCATCAGTACATTTTATAAATGTAGACACTAAGACATAAACGGCTCTATTGAGCCGCCTGATAATGTGTGTTGTCGTATTTTTTTAATTGTAATGTTAGATATGTTCTGTGAATATCACCACATTTTACAATTTGGTCTTTTTTAAAAAGACAATAAGCATGAATAAAATCATTATATAAACCATGATTTTTTTTACTGTTAGGCACACCGAGTAACGCTCTAAATGCGATACCTAATCCAAGTTTCCATTCTTTATCCGCTTCATGTATTTGTTTTTTTTCTGTATTCATTGTTGTTTCCTTGTTGTTGTTTGTTTCGAACTTAATTGTTCTTATCAATGTAATAAATAATTACAGACAAACAAAACAACCTGACCTACTTAGCAAACATGCTACCGCCTTCAGGTAGAGAGGGCTTCCCTTTAGCTTTCAAAACAAACTCGGTTCAGATACCGCCCAAAAAGGACGCAACCGCTAAAGGCTCTATATTTTTGTTATCAGGGCGAAATATGCAAAACCCTTAATCAATATTTAATTTAGTTATTTATGATTTAAAGTCAAGAGCGGATAGTAAAATAAATATAATTAATTTAAAAAAATAGATAAGCCTATAATATAAGCCTATCTATTTAATGCAGGAGTAATGATAACTAAGTGTATTAATAAGGAGTAATGATAGCTATACTATATAGCTATGTATAAGCCTTCATACTAATATGGGTACTTTAATCATATTAATATGTA